GGTAGGCCGATGATCTTTGGTATGGCAATAGATTTACCGCTGACAGAAGCTACAAACAAATAAGAAAAGACCTCACGCATACAATTAAACCCCAGAGAGCCTGATAAGCTTTCTGGGGTTATTTTTTGTCTATTAGAAAGTTTTGTGGAGGTCTTCGTAACCGCCGATGTGTTCACCAGTCCCATCAAAAATCTGTGGAACAGTTATTGTGCCTAACTCCTGAATGACATGAAAGTGTTCTGGGTTTAAGTCTAGATTAATAAACTCAAACTCTAAACCTTTTTCAGTCAATAGAGCCTTAGCTTTATCACAGCTACGACACTTCGTAATACCATAGATAATATACATAGTTTTCTCCTTATTCACAGGCTGCACACTCGCCTTTGGATGCTTGAATACCTGCCTTACTATAGATGTAATACAGGCCTAGTATGTCTGGATTCATAAACGCTTCTGTATGAACCTCGCTAATGTAACCTTCATCCTCGCCAGAAGCAAAGAACAGGTTTAATGATTGCCATTGATCAATATGCTTTCCACGAGCAGAGGCAAGTCGAAGAACATCGAACTGGTTTATCTCAAACGCTGTTCTAAATACTTCCTTCTCTTCATCAGTTAGCCAATCAACATGCTGAACACTGCCCATGTTATCTCGAATGTCGGTAATATTTGCTTTCGTGTTTACATGACGTTCTTTCATAAGCTTTAGAAGGATTGGATTGACTCGATCAATCTCCCCTGCTGGTGTTCTTTGGTTATATACCATAGCAGTGTCTGGGTTGATACCCTCAGAGACGCCACCCATGATTAACGCTGTAGACTTTGTAGGAGCCACTGCAAGCAAGTGAGTGTTAGCTCTGCCATAACCCTTACACCAATCTGGTTCGCCCCATTGAGAAGCTACCCAAGCTGTTCCACGCTCTGCTTCGCTACGCATATCCTTAAAGATTGTGTTGTTAAGCATGTGTGCTTCGAGCCCACCAAAAGGTAGTCGCTTCATTTGAAACAATGTGTGCAAACCACAAACACCTAAACCTAGAGCACGACCTTTCTTAGTAGCTGCAATTGCCTTCTCTAAACCGGGGATATTCTTACCACGCTCTAGGAATTCTTGAACAACACAATCAAGAAAGATTGTTGCATTAAACACAGCGTCTGTATGTTTCCAGTCGTCGTAAAACATTAGGTTCATAGAAGCAAGAACACAAGTATAGGTGTACTCGGCACTAGAATGAAGCATAATCTCATTACAAAGCTGTGGAGCTTTTACGTCAAGGCCATGATCAATGTACCACTGGGGGCGCTTGAGGTTAGCCTTATCAGGGAAGAAGAAATACCCCTTGCCGGTTACCAGCTTTGTTTTAAGAGCTGTCTGGTAGCGGTCTAAGGCGTCTTCGTCGTCTTGTGAAATCAGCCTATCAATAAACTCCTGAGATACACACCAACCAATGTTGTTTCCATCAGGTTCTGTTTCAAGATACTGGCAGACCTCGTAGAAGTCTTCATGGTCTATCGGGAGGTATCCCGCCCAGCTACCGCGTCTCGCTGTGCCTTGCGCCACGTACTCCATGTCTTTCTGGAACAACTGTAGAATAGGCAGAACACCAGAAGTCTTACCGCCAACACTAATAGTGTTACCACGCCCACGAAGATCACCAAGATATCCAGCAGTGCCGAATCCCATCTTAGTAAGCATCGCCGTTTCGTGACGCGCCTTGTAGATTTCATCTATACTATCTCCCACGTAACTGCCAGCACAACTTACTGGTAAGCCTCTGCTTGTTCCTGTGTTAGAGATAATAGGAGTTGCAGGTGATAGCCAGCCCTTCCACATTAGGTCGAAAAAAATGACAGAGAACTTGTTAGGCTCTGGTGTGTGTGCTGCAAGTGTTTTGGCGATTCTTTGGTATTGTTCCCTAGGGTTGGCAGCTTGATACAGGTACTTCTCTTTAAATAACTGGAAACCCCCAGTGCTCCAAAATTTAGGGGCGAGGTCTTGTTCTTGTAGTCTTTTCCTCTCTTTACTAAATTTATCATAAATGCTAGTCATTTATCTACTAAACTCCTCTAAGTATTTGATGGCTTTATTTAGTCTTTCGGTGTTGTCTTCAAAATGCCCAAGTCCTATGTTACACCTAGAACAAAGTATTGATCTTATTTTTCCTGAGGTATGGCAGTGGTCTATAACTGCGTGTCCTTTCCCACCAGCACCCTTAAATTGTATTTCGTATTTACAGATAGAACAGACACCTCCTTGAGCTTTAAGCAAGTTATCTCTAGCGGGTCTATTTATCTTAAATACTTTTAACAGGTTTATACAAGCGTAGCATTGGTTATTTCTTTCTGGTTTTTATACTATAGAACCGCACCCTTCTTGCCAACAAAGCTTAACTAACATTAAATTTAAACCCCACTTTATCCCAATTGCGAACGTATTGGTTACCCTGCGAACTAAAGAAGTCTTGCATCTGATAACCGTTTATGCCTTTGTAAAACCAATCTGCTACAGGATTATAATCTACCTTGTAAAGAGACTTAAGGCCTAGGTTTTGCAGGCAGTAGTTAATACGGCTCTGTGCAAAGTATTCTAGTTGTAGCTCTGTGATACCTTCGATCTTACCCACCGAGAAAAGACTTTTAATTATTGCTTGCTCGTGACTATAAACAGTCTCTGCTGCAATGTAAAGGTCTTTTGTTAATTCTTCGACGTAAGCTTCGTCTATCTCACCGGCCTCTAATGACTCTTCCAGTAATGTTCTAAACAACCAACCAGCAGCTTCTGCGTGTAGGTTTTCATCACGAGCGGAGAAGTTAATACCACTAACAAGGTTCAACAGTTTGTTCTTACCCGAACTTTGAAAGTGTTTTAGGTAAGCGAATGAAGTATATAGAATAGCACCTTCTCCGAATGTAAAAGCACCCAATGCTCGTAGATCATCTTTTCCATAAAGCGTACTTTGAAGAAACTCAATACGTTCAAGTAGTTCTGCATCATCTTGATAACTCCTGTAGAATTCATCGTCGGCTAAGCCCAGCTCTTCGTTAATCTTAGAGTAGAACTTAGCATGAACTTGTAGTTCAACCGCACCAAACATTGCAGCCATTGGCTGAATATCGGCAGGCCTTGGAAACTTTCTGTATACAAAGTTTAACCAGAATTCATCACCAATGATCTGTTCATACTTGGTAAAGAGTCGCAGCAACCGGATAGTTCCGTATCGCTCTGCTTCTGTCATGTTAACCATAATATCTTGTTTGTCTTTGTGTACTTTTATTTCATCGTGAGGCCAGAAGTGGTGTGCTTGCTGGTCTGCAAAGGCAACTGCCTCAGGATAATCAACCGTAAACTCGGCTTTTGGTGTTCTCATTCTGACTGGCATTTTATTCTACATTCCTTACTTGTGTTACGTTAGTTGTATGTTGTTGTTCTGCTGTGTCTGCACGTCTGCTCATTTTTCGCATATCTTCTTTCAAGAAAATATCGTCTGTAGAATACAAGTGAGCTCCAAGGGAAGCTGCACCAGACGCTCTCCACTCGGGGTCTGTTCTTTCACTCCCCTCTACTCTTTTGCAAGCTACAACCTGATTCTGTAGGTTTCTGTGCTGGCAATCGACCAACTCATAGGTCTTTGTTATGTCCATTCCATTTTGATGAAGAATGGTAGCAAACTCTCTCGGTTCTGGTTGGGGGTCTACCCAATCATCTAGAAGCTGCAAGTCAGATACACTTAAATAGAAAAAATTCATAGGCTTTTATTCTCCAGTCTTTTGTTGAAATAACGTCTCCACATGTAACCACGAACAATAGAAATGAAAGTAAAGATAATAGTTATACCCATATTTTCTGCTAGAGACGTTTCTATGTTGTACAGAGGAGAAATTAAAAAAGGCCCAGACGAGTAGTGAAACTACCCAACCGGAGCCTACGTTTAATACTTGTTCTACTAGGGACTCTTTTTTAGATTGCTTCATTTCACCGCCCTAGGCTATTATTATACATGCCTTAGGCCTCCGAGTCAACTTAAAGGACATCAGCCGCCTCTAAGAACGGGAAGTGCTTATAGAGTTCTTCCCTACAGGCCAAGGCAACGTCTACGTGTTCTTTTTGAGTAACTCCCGGATCATTTCGTAGCTTAATATAGTGAATCCAACTACGTAAAGTTCCATTCATGTACATACGACTCATTGTATTACCTTCTGGTAAGATAACCCTAGCACACTCTTTTGCTATTCCTTTGTCGAGGGCTTCGTCATACCTTGCTTGCACAAGCCCTGTTATCTCTTCTTGTACATCGTCCCACCAAAGCTTTAGGGCATCACTGTCAGTTTCTACACTGTTTTGTCTATTTTTTGTATCTTGTAGTCGTGCCTCTCGCTTTACGAACTTAAAGGCTTTAGCATAACGTTGAGAAAACTCTTGGAAGCTAAAGCTGCGATGCCTAAGAATTTGTCTTGCGATGTCTCGCGGAGCCTCGATCTCCATCACAAGGTTGCTCATTTCAAACACAGAATAATGTCCGTGTTTAATGCAATACTTTAAAAGACCTCCTGCGGAATCAAAGTTCCCTTGGTTCTCTGGATTAGATACTCTGGCGCTATAACTAACAAGGCCTTCTGTGTCTGGAATCTCGTCAATCAGCGGTGTTGTAATACCTATTGCTCTTACTTTAATCATAAATCCTCCTGCAAGTATAACCTTTGTAGTCTTCTTGTTTCCCCGACATAACGTGGTACAGACCTCTCCGAGAGATGCCCCTCAGCCTACAGAACTCAGCAAGACCGTGAACCCTGTAGGAGTCACCTTGGGGTGTTATAACTTCATAAACCTTGCTCTGACTGTCTGACGCGCCTTTATCGTTAACTTGTAGCTTATTGTCGTGGGAGTGCTGTATATTCTGTTTCCGAGTTACCCACTCTAGATTTGTAAACTTATTGTTAGTTTTTACGCCATCTTTGTGGTTAACGTCGAGACCTTGGGCGTATCCTTCACAAAAGTGGAGGGAAACTAGCTTGTGTATGGTGTGGGTAGTTCCGCAACCAAACCTAACGCTTGGGTATCCAGAGCTCGATAAGGCCTGCCGTAATATCCCACCTTTTGTTGTAGTCCTCGGAAGACTTCTTATACGACCATCGGAGCTAACCTTATACTTCAAACCCAACCACATCCCTCCACGTCTCAACTTCTATCATTCTTTTGTATCTCCTTTAGGATTAACTTCGCAAATTCTTTCGGCGTCATGTTCTCGTTCTTCTCTTTCATCCTTATCGTCATCACTCCCTTTACAGAGATAAAATCTCGACTGTCTCCTGAGAAGTCTTCTGAACCTTGCCCGACGAATTGTACCACGCATAAGTTATTTTCTCCAAACTCTTTTACTAATGGATGAACTTCCTCTTCAAAGCCGGAGTCTGTGAACATAACACCAGATTCAAAGGCAGTGTTTGTTATAGACTTTGCAGACTTTTCACCAAAGAACTGATCTCCAAAGTGAGGCTTAGTTATACTCTCACTAATATATATTAGGAAATCCCTAGGGGACATTCCGTGAAAATAACTAGAGCCTCGCTCCTTTGACTCTCTTCCTATACAGAGAGATATAAAGGTATCATAATTTGGGCAGTCTGTAAACGGGTATGCACAGTCATATAGGGCCGACTTAAAAGACCTCAAGCTGCACCCTGTTAGCTCAGCTAAGGCAGCTCCTATAGTGTCCTTACCAGCCCCTTTCGGGGCGTTCAGTAAGACTATGCGATTACGTAGAGAGTTACTCACTGTCCATCTCAGAGACTTTGGTGACCATCCCTACAATCTCAGACAGATCAACACCAACGAAGTCATGAGGCTTTAGCATTTTACTATCACCCTTACGAATAACTGCGTAGTATTCTACACCATCTTCCATCGTAGACAGACGAACAAATGTTTCTACTTCCTTGGCTGTGTAATAGTCAACAGTTTCATTTGCATGTTCCGCTGTCTTGTGGAACTTCTCTAGGTTGTTGTTACAAACAAGGTCGAGGGCTTCATCAATATCTACACCACAAAGTTGTAGCTTCTGAAAGAGGCCAATAGCCACAACCATAATATCTGCAACACCATCAATCAACTCTTTCGTGTCCTCTTCGATGCAAGCGTCTAGAGTCTCCGCAGCTTCCTCTACAACAAGTTCTGTTTGGTTTCTAACATCAGTCCAGAACTCTTCTGAAAGCGGCCTAACGCCTTTGTTGCCGATAAGTGTGTTCAATAGGAATATCTTTTCGTAAGCTGTCATATAAGTTCTCCTGAATTATGAATATTTTTTGACTAGGTAATCTAGGCTAACCATCATAGGATTGCCAAAGCCCTCTTTAACATC